AGGTAGTTCTTAATATATTCTAAACGCAGTCTGCCCTAATGTCTCTGGTTTTGCCAAATTAAATTGTTGTAGACAAAGGTAACCAAAAGCATCAAAAGCATGGTCAACTCCCAGATTCTTATTAGGTAATCCAGTATTCGGTGCATATGTAAGAGTTCTTAATGCTTTTATCAATTCTTTACATCGAGGGTGTATTAATGTCCTTCTTATACCATCAGCATCATACAAAGCAGTATTGACAGCAGTAATTTTATCTCTAATTCTCCAAGGTGATCTAGGACTCATAACAGTAAAACCATTTCTTCTTAGAATCGTATGGTCAGTAACACCAACTCCACTAGTTTTTCTTGCACTACCAGTAGGGTCAGGACAGGCAATCACTCTTCGATCAACTCCATATCTTCTGACAACTTCCTCTGCAAAATCCCAAGTGGTAGCACCTCCTGTCAGCATGATCTCATCAAAGACATATAGTGTATTATTATGCTTCACAGCACAGATTCCTGCCATAGGATCTACGTTAAAATCTAAACCCAATAACAATGGCAGCATATGTAAATCCTGTACTTCCTTGTCAATATTTTCATCACTAAAGCTAACAGCGACTAAACCAGTTAGATTTTCAAAACTGGCCTCAAATTCCTGTCTAAAAGTTCTTGGGTCTAATTGACCTCTGGCCGCTTCAACTTCCTCTTTCTTTACATTACCCCCTTCAATCGTAGTAAAACTCCACCTCTGCCAATCGTCCCACTCCTGTTCTCCGCAATAACACCACATATCATAAAACCAGCTTGCAGTACCATCAGGAGTACTAATAAACAAAGCCCACCCCTGTTTATCGGCTAAAGCTGGTCTAATTACTTCCGCCCATACATCTCGCTCCATAAAAGCCGCTTCATCCAATACAACCCCCGCTAAACTTCTACCCCTCAATGCCATAGCATTCTCAGTTCCCTTCAACTCAATACTTGACCCATTTATCAGATCAATCCTTAAATCAGTCTCATTTTTAGCTTTTATCCATGTCTTAGGAGTTAATCTCTTCAGTTCCTTCCACGCAATATCCTTTGCCATACGATAAGTAGGAGCACAATAGAAATAAACCTCCCCAGGTCTACTGATTGCTCCTCTAAGCAGTTCGATACAGGATAAATATGACTTCCCAAACCTTCTTCCAGCAACCAACACCCGAAATCTTTTCTCACTATTAAACACCTCCCCCTGTGCATACCTTAAACTGACTTCATTCAAACTCATATTTACCTTTTTTTCATAATATTACTCATTTTCTTTCGCATTTCATACTTTTAAGGCTATTATCAGAATATTAACCCCCTCAAAGACTAAGTCCGTGGCTGAATCTTTTATTAACAACCTAAATTACGACCTTCCAGCTCCTCAACGTAAACCTCGTGTTCAAAAATATACAGGTGGCTCTAACTCAAGAGCAGTTATAGAAGCTCGTTGCCAACGTCTATATTCAAAACAGCTAGAAGGTAAAACCACCAGACAACTAGTCATAGAACATTCTCAAAAAGAAGGCGTATCTCTAGTAACAGGCTGGCAAGATTGGAAAAAAGTTAAAGAATGGAATGACGAAGATTGGCTTAAAGAAAGAGATAAAATGATTCCTCGTCTACAAGCAATGCGTATGCGTCTCTTCAACAAAGCCATAGCAAAAGGTCAACTTCAAACAGCTGCTCAAATCCTTGACTCACTAGGCAAAGTTGTAGGTGAATCCGTTGAAACAGTTAATATCCAAGCTCCAGAACTTGCAATTCGCATAGAACCAAAAGAATAAAGATTCATAGAATATATTTAAGTTACCCACGCACACAAAAATAAAAAAATAATCTGCAACTAGCCCCCCGGGATATAAAAAATAAATAAAAATTTACTTAATATGCATAGCTATATTTGATATAATTTGATATAATTAATACATAGCATTAAAAACTTTACTAGTTTTTAAATCGCTTGCAAGAGCTAGAATTATCTAACCTTGATAAAACTATCTCTAATAGCTTACAAGCCGTTACAAGCTAAGTAAAGCTAAACACATTAAAATTATTTAATTAACTCATGATCAAACATTTATTTTTATATGTAAGTATTGGATCAATTCTTTATTTGGGAATGTCTGACAGTTTGCTCAAATCTCAAAAAATTCATTGTTTAAATGGTGTTGAAAAAGCTTGCAATTATTTGGAGGTTAAAAATTAAATATGACTACATTAACAAGTTTTGAACAATTCCAGGAAAAACAAATTGATGTTTTAAATAAAAAATTATTTGAAGCAACAAAACGAATTGAAGAGTTAACAAAAGAAATAGGAGATTATCAAATTAAAAATATTAATTTGGAATCAACTATAGAAAAAGAAAGGTTAATGTTTAGATTACAATCTGAACAATTCGCCAATAAACTAACTCTTAAATGAGTTAGTTTTTTTTATTCACCTTATTAATTTTAAAACAATGAAAACAATCAAAGACTTAAAAAACTATGTTAAATATCACACTAGAATAGTTATTAAAGATTTAGTTAATATTGAATATGCTAGCGGTACAGAATTAATGTTAATTAATGATATGAAAGTTAAAAAAAATAAACTAAGTAAAAGAATATATAAAGAGTATAGAACTTTATTAAATAATGAAAGCTTACCTTTAATAAGTGGTAATTATGGAGCTACTGGACGTTTGAAGATAAGCGAAAATAAAATAAATTATGTTAGTGGTCAAGACGCTAGGCTTGAATTACATTATTGTTTAGAGGATTATTTAAGAAAACATACTATAAATTTATTAGAAAAAGACTTTTTCAAAGTAACTAAATAATAGTTTCTTATAGCCTTGAATTAATCAAGGTTATAAAAAACTATTTTTATAAATAGTTTTATTTTCAAACTTTAATTAATTAAAAAAATGAATCACACATTAACGGTTAGGGGTGCTTATAGCACTGATTTTAAGAGTAAACGTGAAATATTAGAGCATTATAACTCTAATAAAGACTTTCAAAACTTGAATCCACTTGTAAGTGGTGCTTATGTAAATAAAAAAGACGCTAAAAGGTTTAAAGTAGGATATTTGAATGTTAGATATAAAAACTTAATGAATATAGCGGTTATTGACGTTAATAAGGATAAATTTATTTAAAAAAACAATACTATCTTTAAGGGGTGT